TGAGACCAGCAGGGACACGGATGTCCTCTTCTCGTCCTTGGCAACGTGGGTTTTCGCAAACAAGTTCAAACTCATTGTACGCATATGCTTGGAAAGCAAACGTACCAGGAATCTGCTTGAAGATAGATCCAGTTGAGGTATCCCAACCGTAATCACCAAGCTTGACTCGCTTCATGGCTGAACGATCCATAATGGTGTAGCTGTTCAATGGAGCAGACCGTGCAGTCTCCCATGGAATCTGTCGAGCACCATACTGGTAAGCAATCGTAGTGTGACCTTTGAGTGCTTTAAGATCTGTCTGCATGTATACAGGGTCAATCTCCTGGAGGTAAACCTGGAGCAAAGAGTTGTGTGAGAAGATCACAGGATCCATCTCGTCAACATCTTTAGGCCCAAGATCTGCCATCCGCATCAACAGACTGGTAATACGCCAGTGGTTGAAGTCACGAAGGTTGTTTCCGTTTCGAGTAATGAATGACTGCCATGGAGTTGCAGTTGCTCGGTCAATACCGTGGTATGTTCCGATGTCATCAATCGCATCAGCCAAACCAGTAACGCAGTTACCCCACTCGTTTCCGTTTGCATCACCCTCAACAATAAACATTTGAGCGGCATTGTTGGGGACATTAGCGCTAAGCGTCATTGTTTGAGCAGCTTGGTTTACTGTTTCAATAATAGCGTTTACACCTGCATTAAGAACCAATTGGGCTTGTGTACCAATTTGGATCTGCATACCGGCTCTCATGTAGCGACACCCACCATATGTGCTCATGTATGCTTTAGTGTTGGTCAGCGTTGTGTCTGTTTCTCGTTGACGAACAGGCACAGGATTACCAGCGACAACCGCTCCAGAAGCAGCAGCAATCACACCAATTACACCAGAGTTAGAAAACCCAGCAGCACCAGGAAGTGCAGCGCCTTGCGTTCCACCCCAATACTTAGGTCCAATTCGGTTTCGGTGAGAGTTCTTCGCATCGGAAACCAACTCGTCCATAATCTGCCGGTACATACCTGGCTTCTCATGAGCACGAATCAACTTAGGTCCGGTGATCTCCACAATGTCCATGTGCGGGAACAACCGAACAGCAGCCTCATCGTATGATGGTGGGTTGTACACAGGAAGCACAGGTGCTGCTGCTCCAGGTCCACCATTAACAAATCGACTACCACTACCACCTGCTGTCTTGTACAGGTAGTACTGCGAATCTCCCCCGTTCCAATCTTCTTGGCGAACAGAGTCAATCCATTTCTCAACATCATCAACGGTGTCAAGAAGCTTAATAATTACATCAGCGTAAGTGTACTGAAACAGATCACTAAACGCTCCAAATGACGTTAATCCGGTCTTTGGAAGTGCCATCGTATTCTCCTATTAATTTGCGCCCTTTTGGCGGCGCAATAAGTCTTCTAAAAGATCTCCAGCTTCCTTCGCATTTTCAGGAGCCTTGGGGAGTTCTTCAAATCCGGCAGAAGCAAACATGTCAGGGACCATAGCTTTTCGCTCAGCCTTCTCCCGACGTTTTTTGTTTTGTTCAGCTACTGCCGACTCTAATTTATTAAATTTTGATACCCTGTCTTGAGCGATTTTCAATGCAATATCTTTTACATCGCCAACGGGTTGACTAAGATTCTGTCGTCTTTTGACCTCATCAGCAGCATCAAGCATAATTAAACGCTCAAAGTCCATAATACGACCGGACTCTGGGTGCTTTTCTTTAAATGACCTTAGTGCTCTGTCAACTTCACGACCAGCAGTTTGCTGAAGCGCATCAGTTGCATACTTTTCAACCATCTTCATTCTTGGCTCAAGCTTTTCAGAAACAATCCTATCTAGTGCTCTTTCAATTGAGTTTGAATCAAGTGAATCTGCATAGCTATTAGAGTCAGGCTCTTGGTAAGCTCCTTGAGGAGCAGACTGAGTAGACTCAAGCTTTCCCTTTAAATAAGATTCATTCTTTCTTGCTTCTTCCATAGCTTGGTATGCTTGATTGTAGTACGACTGAAGCTTGTTGTTTTCTTGACCCATATCTTGGATTCTAGATTCAAGCTCTGCAATTCTTTCTTCTGCTGTTTTACTCATTACCCTTCCCTGTTAGTTTGGTGCATTACCCTCTACACCTAGTTCACCTGTAAACCCTGAAGCTACTGCGGGAGTCATAGCGGCTCCCTTCTGATCACCGCCCAAAAGGGCAGCAATGTCTGGTGCGCCACCTCCAGCGCCTTGGGCGCCCGGTGGCATTTCCATTGGTGCTTGGCTTGGGGCAATTGCAGTTTGATGTTGCTGCAATAGAGCCTCAAGTGATTGCTGTTGCTCTGGAGTGTAGTCTAAGAAAAACTTAGGGTCTCTCATGGCTTCTAGCAAAACACCAATATGTTTTTTATGGTCCATCCATGGTTTGAAGTACGGCTGTTCGCCTCCAATAATTCTAAGGATGTTCATTGATGCGACTGCTTTATCTCCTGGCTCTTCTACATCTGTAAGCCTTGCTGCTACAGGAGCACCTAAAAGCAGTTCAACAATAGCGTCATTTCTTGGGCTGCTTTCTTGAAGCATTCCATTAGACGCTAGTTGCATAATCGCACTTCTAATTTGGTTTGGATAAGAAACGGCAGCAGAACCAGGAACCATTCTTACCTCAAGTAAGTTAAATGGAGTCCCATCAAATTCATAAACTGCTGCTTGTTGGTCAGACCCCATAAGGGCAAAACGATAGCCTATTGGTAGGTAATCCTGACAAAGACGTACAAGGTGGGTCGCCTGATGAGCTTGAGATGCCTCAATTTCTTGCACTGTTGGAGCCATAGCAATTTGGTTCTCTTGGAGCAATCTGTCCAAATATGCCCCGCTGTCACCACGCGCAGGAGCAGAACCACCAACAGGAGAAGACGTAAGACTCAGCGACTCCAAATCAGCCATCGCATCTTGTCTCATTTGATACAAGTGCGGTGATATTTGGGGTGGAGTCATGAAGGTAGGCTTCTCTTCACCATAAGGCACGTACTCGTAGATTTCACCAGGACGACCCTGAAAGTTAGTGTCGTTAGAGCCATGCGGTTTTAGCATGGGAGGATCGGCAGTTCTTTCTGCCGCTCTAATCTCAATGTGCTCAACTAGATCAAGTCTTTGTTGGGCCTGTCTCAAAACATCAACAACACAAAGGCCCCATCCCCTATCGGTAAACTGGCGATCTCTATAAGAGGTATGCGGGTAGTCATTGTAGGGCAGGCTGTCAATTAGTTTTACAATTTGGTCCCCAATGTAGATACACCGGAACCCATTTCTGTAATCAAGCCCTAGTCTTTTAGAAGAAATTGGTGCGTGGTAAAAGTCCCAAACCTCCACCATAGCTTGTGATTTAGAATTGTGCGTATCTCTAAGTCCAAAAGTAGAATCCACTTCTCTAAAAAGAAAACTGTCTTCAGGCTCGTACTCAGTTGAAATACGATCTATGTCTACTTCAGGAAAATACAATTCAATTAAATCGTAGGGAATAAGTTTTCTTTCAGCGTAATTCATGCACTGGCTAACCGTTAAGTGCCGCCAGTGTGGGTCTGGAAAGAAATTAAATGGATGGACAGATCTAATCTTAGGAAGGCCCGTTTGGTAAGAAACTGTCTTTAGGCCAACTTCCTCTAGAAAAGGTTGGTCTACTAATGATGGGTCACCAAACTCATCAAACTGAGGCATAAGGCTTGTTTCATACTCTGGGTTTCCATTTGCATAGGACACTTCTTCTACTAACTCACCAGAGTTAGGGTCCCATTGAGTAGCCCAGATACCATTTCCAAAAACCATCATGTTCATCATTGCAGCATGATTTGCATAAATGGTTTCTTTTTTCTCCCAAAAATGAAGAACAAGACTATTTGAAACAAGTGCCTTCTTCCTAGCGTCCCGGTCATTTGTTGCCGGAACGCACTCTGGCATCATTCTAGGGGATACAAGCTTAGCGTGGTACTTTCTTAGCTTATCCATTACTTGTGGGTTGCTAGATCGACCACCACCCATAGTCATGGGTCTTTGGGTTCGAGGGTCATACTCGATATTGGTATAGCCAGCAGCAAAAGCAGCGTTTTCATACCACCTATACTCAAGAGGCTTTCGAGCATCTTTGTTTCTTTTTACGCATTGCTTAACGTAATCAAGAACCTTTGACTTGTTGTTTTTTGCCATTACGAAAAACCAAGTGGGTTCTGAACACCGTACTGGGCAGATAAACCAGTTGGCATTTGTTGTTGATTAAAGCCTGAGTAATTAATTGGGATTGGAGCAAACTGAGCAAACGCTTCAGGGGGCGGTCCAATTTGCTCTGGCTCGTCTTCCTCAAAGAACATTGGGATCAAAGCCCCACCTAAGCCACTAATTAGTCCACCTGCCAACGCCCCAATTCCGGCCCCAACGCCGGGAATTGGAATAGCCGCTTGGCCAACCATAGCACCAGTGCTAGCACCAGAAACAGCGCCACCAAGACCACCGATTACTTGTTGTTCTCCTGTAGAAAGGCCACCCTGCGGTGCGGATTGTGCCATTTCTTGCATGGCTTGTTGTTTTAAAGCCTCATCAATAGAGCCTTGTGCGTATTTCCCTACTCCAGTGCCAAGGCCAGAAAACGTAGACTGAAGCCCAATTTGGGCAAGCTGTTGGCCAAATCCTGGTTGAGGGTTCATATATGTTTGTTGCTGGGGAGAATACATCCCAGTTGGAACATAAGAAGCCATTTTTACCTCATCATAAAGTTAGGGTCAAAGCTCATAAAAGGTCTTTGCTGCATATTTTGATTGCCAAGGTTATTGTAAAGTTGTGGCCTTTGTTGCATTTGATTTCCGCCCATTGGCGAAACCTTCCCTCTATTCATTAGAAGCTGTTTAACTCTTTGGCCAGCACCTCTTGGGATTTTATTTTGGCCCATATTAGGTTTAGGAAGCTGTTGTGTGTTGTTTTGCAAGCCTTGAAAGTTGTTTTGTTTTCTCGGAGCGGGAAGTCTAGGAGGAATTCTGTCAATTCTTTCCATTCCTCTGTCAATTGTATTAAGGACTCTTTGCGCTTCAGGTGCTTGTGGAGGTGGAGATGTCTGGTTGCCAGATGTATCAATTAACATTGAAAACAACTGCTGGCCAATTGTAGCAAGTTCTTCTTCGGAAAGAGAGTCCAGCGTTTCGTCGGAGCCCGGCAAAATCTTCCCTCTTTTGAAGTCTTCATAATCTGCCATTATTTACCTCTCTAGCCAAAAGTTTAACATTGAATTATTGTTTATATTTTTATTTCTTTTACTGTTCGCCTTAACGGTCGCCCTAAGATCATCAAAAGTCAAGACTTTAGGCTCTGCTTCTTTAATCGGCTTTCTGCATCTTAAACAAATACCACCAGCTACTACAGCATGTGGGCATTCTTTTTTTTCTTCAACCGGCTGGTACATGATGCTTCCCATGTAGGGAAGCTGTCTGCTTGCATAAATGCCAAGCATTAAACAGGTTACTTCATCATCGTGGTACCGCTCACCAGTAATTGGGTCTGTTCCATCCATAGCTTCAGGTAACATCCTAGAGCTTTTCTTAACAAACACTTCAAGTTCTCTTAGTGTGTTTGGGTTTTTAACGACACACATTCCCTGCTTAAAAAAGGCAGTGGCAGAACTAACTGCCTCTGACTTACTTCGGCCAGTCATCCTCCAACCTAAATACTTTGTTGGAGATTGGTCCTGTATATTATCCGCGCTTTTGCGTCTAAAGATGCGGTGCAACGGGTAGCACGACCGGAACAGGGCTAATGCTGCCGCTCCACATGAGTTAACCTCGGGTATCTGCCAAGCCATGTTGTAGTAGGCTCCCAAGGCAATGGCCTCAGATGCAGACTCTTCAGGGTAGCACTTCTCTCTAAAGTGAGCGACTTGAGTAAGTTGCTCACCGCGTTTATAAACATGGATAACATTGTAGTCGCATTGGGCGCTTTGCCCTTCTGCATAGTCAGATGACACAATGTATTCTTCGCCTTGTATTGGGTCTTCATATATTTTTATAGGACCAAAGCTCTCAGGCATAAATGTAAACATATTAGGAGAGACAGTATGACTTTCCTTACTGACCTGGCTCATCATAGCCTCAGAATCAGGCTCCAGTGCCCTTCTTCCTTCCCTTGTTATAAGTTCACCACGAACAGGGTTAGGCTCTTCCTTTATTCTTTCCGACTGTGTGACAACTTGGCTCATGTCAAAAATCGTTAATGTCGAAGACATAAACGCTTCGCGCCAATGTGTAGGGTACTGGTTTTTAAATATTTTAGACTTACCGTCACAACGATCCTGAATAGCCCATCTACGCCATTCAATCCAACCCATTGGGTTTAGCTTTTCAGTTTCAGGCTCTTTATTCCACCGGGGGACAATATGGTTTGTTAGTAAATCAAACTCATCATCATCGAGGTTTAGTAAAGACGAATACTTTTCTAGGCCAGTGCCATCTTTCCGAGAATGGCACTGCACCCAATCATAAAATAAAGCCTCATTATCTTTAGTAGGCTCCTGCCAGCACTGTTGTTCATCGTCTAGCCAAGAGATAAACAAAGGCTCAAACTCAGACCTACCTGCCACAGCCTCTTCCCATAAACGAGAATACGAGTCACCGCGACTTTCGGCAGTAGTATCAATCACAATGGCCCCTGTATTCTTACGAACAGTGGGAAACATCTCTTTAATAATTGTGCTTTGATTACGGTACTTTGCAAACTCTGAGAGCAAAAGGTACTGAATTGTAGCACCTGTTCTTGCTAGCGGGGTTCTTTCTGTAAAGATCGAAATGGTAGAATTAAGCCCCCCATATGGCTTAGCACCACCCCTTTCCCAGTTTAAAGTCTCTTGCTCGGTAATGTCTCGTCTAAACTCCATGGGTTCTTTAAACGAACGAGAGTTACCCCAACGCTGGGGGCGGAGTGATGTGGGGTAGTTGCTATAAAATATATGGTTTCTTTTGTGGATCTCAGATGCCATATCATCTAACTGAGCGCCAACAACTACGTTTGTATTCGGAGTTAAGGAGGCTTGCCTATAAGCGTCCATAGAAAAGAACGTCGTAGAGCCAATACGACGTGCCTTACAGACAACAATACGCAGGAACCCACGATTAAACCACTGTCGATTTACAGCCTCTGCTATGCGCCTTTGCACACGTCTTAGCTTAACCCTGGCTATAGGACCTTCTTCAGGGGCGATATAAAGAGGAGCGGCATCGTTTTCAGCAAAGAAAGAGATGTCGGCAAGACAATCTCTTCTGAACTTATCAATGTGCTCATTCTTTATTGCCATACATCTTCTCTAAAGCTGAAGGTAGGGATGTGTCCTCTTCGCTACTCACAACCGAGGGTCTAATGCTCTTATGTAATGGCTCTGAGCAGATCAGACGACAGGCATCCCTAAATCCATCTTTAAACTGTTTAGATGCCATAAGTCTATCTTTTGGTGATAAATCGCTGTCGCTCATTATCTCCGCTTCTATTTTAGCAGCAGCAAAAGTAGCAGCAACTACAGCCCTAACAGAGACACCGTGGTCCCGCTCGGCTTCCCAAGCAAGCCCAGCAAACATAGTGTCCACAGTAGACTGAGGAAGATTACCCAGCTTAATCCCAAGAGTAACGGTATCCAATGCTTCATCTTTCTTTTTAGTCATTAAGCTTCTAGGACCATTTGAACAATTAAAATTTCAACCGTTGAGGTGGATCCCCC